ATGAGTGCCTTTTGTTTTCCAAGTATGTGTTAACCCGCTGCTTGCAAAAGTAACAATATCATTTAATTTATCATCTGTAAAAGCATTATAAGTTGTACTTGCTGAGTATGCCCCTTGGTGTACTCTTACTCTATCAAATTTTGCGTTTGTATCCGCAGGTGTTCCTAGTGCTGTTTTTGTTCCTGCAGTATTTACTATCCAATATTCTAGTATAGAAGTTCCTGCTGTTAGAGAACCATTTGGGTTTACTTTGACAGCTGTTCCTGTTGTTTTTATATAAGCTCCTAATGCAAAACTAGTTGATCCTGCTGCTGCTGTATAGTTTGTAAAACTTCCACTTGCTGGTACAATATATTCATTATCTACAGTAACATACACTGTATGCTCTACTCCATTTGCTGCGGTTCCTGTATTAGTATAATTTTGACGAGTAAATTTACCTTGTCGATCCCAACTACATCCACCACATTTTGTGTGTTCAGCTAAATCTGGGCTTGCTCCTGTATATTCCCAAGGACATGCATTAGAAACTATTTCTCTTGCTGGTATTTGTATTCCCTGTAAGTCAAAAGGTGCTGTTAGTTCATAAGAGACAACAATTGCATCTCTTGCATTTATTTTTGAAATAGTCCAAACTTGTCGTGTAAATTCAACTGGAGTATTTCCTGAGCCTGGGTCAGAAGCTTCTCCTTGTAAGTATCTTTTTAATGTTAATCTTCTTATAACTTTTTTACCTAATAATTTGTCATAATCTGTTGTCCCTACCGCAGTTGAAAAAGTATTATCAAGGATTGCAACATTAAAAACAGGTCTTGCCATGGCTCCTGTTACTTTTATATCAAAGCCGTCCATTGTAATTGGGCACGGAGCATATGTTCTTAAAGTACTATTTGCACTATAATCATATATTTGCAAAGAAGAACCATCAGAATCTTCACCTTTTGTAAAGTATGCAAAAGTTCCATCGGGTTTTTCTATTTCAAAAAGTTCAACAAGTTCAGAACCTGGAGTTTGTTTTTGAAAATCACTTACTAGTGTCATGATTCGTACACTCTCCTAAAAGTTGCTGTTAAATTATAAAAATTATCAAATGCCCATGTTTGATTCCAGGATGAGCAAACACAAAATATTGTTTCAGTATTTGATCCAGCATTACTATCTTCTAAGTTAAATTTAAATCTACTGATTCCTCCAAGACTTTCAAAAAAAGCAACAAGATCATCTATTTCTGCTTTTGGTCTTGTTGAAAAAGAAACGTTAATATTCTGTTGTAAGATATTAATTCCGTCAGCAATTCGTTGCTCATACCCATCGCCAAAAGGTGCAATTAATAGTCTTGGCTCAGTTGATCTGCCAAGTCCTTTATCGGGCTGTACAGGTGCAGAGAATCCTGTTATATTTCCGTTGTCTGCTTTATATATTCCAAATGCCATGATCTATTAATAAGGGCTTAATAAGCCGCCTGGTCGTTGTTGTTTTGATATTTCGTTTGTTACTGCTGTTGATATTGCTCTTCCCATGGCATAAGCTTCGTCTCCGTCTCCTGTGCTAGAAGATTCTCCTGTTGTCATATTTACATTTACACTAACATTGTTTACACCTGAGCCTCCAGACATTTCTACTGGTATACTGTTTCCGTTTGGAAGTGGTACGACTGCTTCTGTTCCGTGAAGTGTTGCTGCATACCCAGAGTCTGGTCCACTTGCTACTCCGCCGCCGCTAAAGGAACGATACCCGGGAGACTTCATTATGCCTCCATCTCTACCTGTTGGTCCAAGTCCGGGAAAGAAAGGTATAGATCCCATGATTGCAATTGCTGCTTGTTGAGCAAGTACTTGTGCCATTGCTGATAGTATTGATTTTGTCATACTTAAGAAAGCGTCTTTCATGTTTGAAGTACCCTCTATAATACTTTGGAAAGCTGTTGCCATGCTTGATTCAAAAGAATCTCGGAAAGCTTGCTGTACTTGGTGTAAAGCGCTTGCTTCCATTTTTGCTTTTCGTATTTTAGCATTTATATTGTTTAGTTTTTCTGTTTCTAATTTTACTTGGGCGTCCTCTTTTGTCAAACCTTTTCTTTCTAATTCTCGGATTAGAGTTAAAGCATCGCCTTGTTGTCTTTGAAGTTCTAATACTTTGCCTTCTTTTACTAATTGTCCTGCTCTTAATTTTGATTGACCCATTGTTCTATCAAGCAGTGCCGTTTCAAGACCAATTTTTCCTGTAATCATGGCCATTTCTATTCCGTGGAGTCGCTCGGCTTCGGCTTGTACTAGTCCTCCATATGTAGCAATAAAGTCTCCACCGGCTTTTGCAAAAGCTTCATCAGTCATCACATTCTGACCGTTTATTAATCCTTGTTGTTCTACTTTCATTTTTTCCATGACATCGCCCGGTAAGAAAGTGCTCAACATTGAAGTTGTTGCTGCATCAAAGAAAGAACCTTTTCCGTCCTCTCCAACTTTCATTTTAAATTCCCCAGTTTTGAAAGCCTTTCCAACTCCTGCCATTGCATCCCCGACAGATTTTATATTAGTTGTTAGACGAGTTAATTGTGTTTGAGGTGCTCTAAAAGAATTGAGTGCTTTTGAGAAATCTTGAGCAGAACTTGCCATTATTTGTGTGGTTTGAGATAAACCCTTCATTCCTTTTTGTGCCCCTGTACCTTTCTCTAATTTATCTAGAAGTAGTAAGAAACTATCGAAGTCCCCTTGCTCTCCTTTACCTAGTGCAAATACATCGACAACAGATTGGATACCTTTTGCTAAGTCAGCTAATTCAGTATGATGAGTGCCACCTGCAACAAGTAGTTTCATTTGTGAATTTAAAGTTGAAACCATTCCTGTCATTCCTTTTACTTGATCTGTACTGAGTGTAGCTTTAAGTTGTCTACCTCCTGTGTTGTTTCCTTCATTGGAACCTCCTGGAAGCCCCGCAAGGAAAGTATCAAATTTATTTTTAAAACTACCATCCGCTATTCCTCCTGATGTCAGTCCTCCTAGACCACCTGCAAAAGCCGCTCGCGATTGACTATAGTCAATATTTGATAAAGCTCTTGCTGTTTGTAAAGCATTTGTTAGTAAAGCATTATGAGTTTTTAAACCTTCAATTGTATTCTCAAGATCTGTTGCATTTTGAGAGAATAAATTACCAAATTCTTTTTGTGCTACTTTAAATGCTTTCTCTGCGTCGTCTGATTTATTCATTAATTGTCCTAAAACGCCTATAATACTGATTGCTATACCAACATAACTAGCTAACATAAGGGCTTTATTCATTACTTGTCCTGCAATTACTGCAGTTGTTTTAATAAATGACATGGTGACTCCATGTTCAATACGATATGTAGCATATGTTGCTTTAACGCCAATAATCATTTTTGTAAAGAAATTTGCATTCATTGCTTCTTCTTCAAGTTTTAATACTTTTAAAGTTTGCAGTGTTCGTCGTGCCTCAGCTCGTGTAAATCTTTCTACATTGAATACGGATTTTATTTTGCCATTTTCAGCTTTTTTATATGCTTTTTCCATATCACGTTCCATAGCTTTTAGAGCGCCTGGGTCATGCATAGAACGCTTACCACTGTACAAGGAACCAAACTGCTCTTGTGCTCGTAAAGCTTGGGCAGGGTCAGATCCTAGTTTTTTTGCTTGTGGAGTAATTGCTCGAAGCACACCACCACCAAGTATTAAACCTGCTCCTGCTGTTGCAGCAGTATTTTGAGAAAGAGCTACTGCCATAAATTCTGCCATAGGTCCAATTGCACTTTTAATAGTATTTACTAAGTCATCAAATGCCTTTGCTAATTTTGTTAATGAGTTTGTTTGAGTTTCCACTCCTCCAAACTTTTCTAAACCTTGTTCTAGAACTTCGTTTACAACTGCTTGAGATTTTTCAAATATATTTAATTGGTTTTTAGTTTTACCAATAGATAATGCATATTTTTCAGATGCAGTTTCAAGTCGTAGAATAATACCTAATTCATCCAATAGTTCTGGTTCCGCTTTCACAGCACCTCTTACTAATCTATTAAATGAATCTGTAAGATCTCGACCTAACATGAGGGAAGCGTTTTTTGCAACGACACCAAGTTGATTAATTTGTTTAATTGAAAGTCCTGCAGCTGTTCCGATTGCTACTGATTGTGCAGCATCTGCAAAAGCTAACTGACCATCTGTAGCTGCCTGCAGCTGACGAGTCATAATTGATAAAGACTGTCCTGTTCTTTGAGCATATTCTGCTTGTCCTTGTGTTAATATTCTAAAGTCTGCGGCACTTTGTAAAAATCTAAAAGCTGCTCCAATGGCAAATATATTAGCGGCTAAGGTAGCATATGCAGGCACAAGTCCCCCAGTAATGCCCTGAGCCATCTTAGAAAAGTTTTTAGTTGTGTTTGAAGATGTCTGAGCAGCACCTTTTAAGCGTCTATCTGCAGAATGCGCAGAAGTACCTGTTTTATCTAGTTCTTTGCCTAGTTGTTTTGCTTGCTTTTTTGTAAGTTCAATATCTTTGCCGTCGATATTAATCTTTATCTTTATTTCGTCTTTTTTTGCCATTAGCCTTGTACGTTAATTCCTGATTTTCCACCAGCTTTAGCTTTACTTTCGGAAGCTTTTCGTTTTCGTTCTTGAGATTTATTTACTTTATTTGTATTTCTTGCTTCAATATGCTTTATAAAATACAAGCAACTTTTTTTATCTTCTACTTCCCATATGTCAAATAGACTTCCCATACAGGAAAAATCTTTTCCCATATAAGAACCACTCATACCTTCCCAGCGATCTGGTAAAAGGTCGTGCAATAAAAAAGCCACCTGAACTTCCATAGGATAATCCTCGGTAGTCGGTGGCATTTCATTAAAGTCGGGATCCTCTCCTCGTTGCTCACATAAATCTATGTAAGTGTCAAAAGCTAGTTGTCCGTCTTTATATTGTTTGTCTAAGAGACCAAGTATTTGATTTACTTGGCTCTGGTAAAATTTTCTAGATCACCTGTTACTTCTGTAACCCAAGTGTCGAAATCCGCTGCGTTTTTCATCAGCGTTTCAGCATTTTCTTGAGTAAATAGAAGTTCATCGTCGGGATCAAGACTACTAATGTCCACCAATAGAAGCTCTTCTAGGTAAGAATATTTTAAGCCTTTCCATCCTTTGATTACAGCTTTTACGTACTCTACTAAAAACTTGTCTTCATCTAATTGTTCATCAAAAGCTCTCGTTTTACGATTAAACTTTTGAGAAAGACAACGACTTCGTAGTTTTAGTAATTCTTCCCTCGCTAGATAGCAAAGGTCAACAGAAAATCCAGCCATGCTGGGATAGTCTACTGCTACTGTTTTGCTTGGAGTTAATAAACTCGCTAGTGATACTGATTTGTTTTCTTGTTCTGTCATTCTGTTTCCTGGTTAAATGAGGGGAGGGTTGCCCCTCCCTTCTAAAGTTATGTTACTGTTGGTCCGACAAAGACTAAGTCTATTTCGTCTACAGCGTCAACTGAGGTTGGTAAGGCATGGAAAGTTGTTTCCAAGCTTATGATATCATCAATTGAATGTGTTGGTACTTCCAAATGGCAATTATTCATATTAATTTCCATTCTTGGAGTTTTACCTGTGCCACCTACAACAAATGCCAAATCAAATGAATTTGTTATTACTGAAGTGGATTCAATGATGTCCTCAAATAAATCTGCACTAGATGCGCCAGATGAAGGAGTATTTAAGTAACAAGTAAAGTTACCTGATACGGAACGAGTTCCTGTAACATGTCCTAAAGGCTGGTTTACAACGCCTAGTGTTTCTGGTGTTAAGAAAGTCATATTGTTTGAAATAGTAACGTTTCCACCAGTTAGTGTTAATGCATAAGTGTCTGTCATACCTGCGTTTGAGAAGGTAAGTACTGTATCATCTGGAATAGACATTGTTGCACTTAGTGTTATAGTATTGTTTACTATTGCACTTACAGTTGTACCTGCTGTTACGCCACTTCCTTTGATTACTTGTCCGGCTTTAATTAAAGGATAACTACCACTATCTAAAACTACAGTTACAGTGTTTGATGTTGCTCCATTAACTGTAGCTGTTGTAACATCATTAGTTACAGTTAAGTCTGTTAATCTATTTCTAATAAAGTTATTAGTATCTGCTGATGCTGTTCCTTCATCGATGGTTGCAGTTGTCATGGAAGGTACATCTGTTATGATTGAACCCATTCCTGACCAGTTTGCTGTTGCAATACCATCAATATCAAAATCAATTGAAACTTCATTTACAACACATCCTTCTATTTTATAAATAGTTGGATTTGCTTTTCCTGTTCCCATTTCAAAGAACAAGTCAAATGTGTCTAATGCTACTTTGTTTGAGTTAGTAAATGCAATGTTTGCATCGTTTGCGTCAGCTGTTAAAGCTGTTCCAGTTGCGCCTACTGCTCCACTACCTGCTAAAGCATTCCATAAAGGTTCTTCAACCATGTGATGATGCGCTGATGAGTGATTTCCTGTACCTGATCCACCAGACTTAAAAGGTCTGATGTAGGTTTGAAACGACCATTCCGCTGGAGCGTAAGAATCAGTAAACATTTGTCTAGCTCTTCTACTCACACCGGCTGATGTAGCCATCTCGTTCAATGTAACTTCTGTTGCATTGGTTGCTTGAGAAAAACTGAATCCATCCAGTACTGGTATCTTATAGATTGCTCCTGCGCTATCAGTAAGGTGGACTTTGGTATCTCTCGAGTAATAAAATGTATCTGCCATTTTACATTCTCCTATTTTTGCTTTGAAAAGGGGTCAGCTAGACTTTTGTCTGCTTATCCGTTTTCATTAATATTGGATTTCGGTGATAATTTCACCAATACCCAAAGGTTCTAAAACCCCTTCATCGGTATCTATGCTAACTATAGTATGTTGTATAGTATTTATAGTATTCCCCAAAGGGTCTGTATAACTTAAAGGATTATTGTCTTCAATAATTGTTTCAACATCCTCTAATAATTTTTCTAATGCCACTACAGCATCTTCTTCATTTACATAGCAACGAAAAGTTACTGTTAAAAATCTAAATTTTTCTCCGCCACCTAAATATTCTCTGGTTTCGCTACCTGAATTTACATGAATAGCGGGGAATTCTTCAACTTCATCCCAAAATTTTATTCTAGGTTCTACGCTTGCTAAATCAGACTTAAATTTTCCAGTTCCGTTTATTTGTCCTAATAAGTCTACAAAGGCATTTACTATGCTACTGCGTCTTGTTGTATAATCTCTATTTGCCACTATAATCTCCTTGTGTAGAATCTGCCTAAAGCTAGTTCGACTGCTATTTCTCGTAAAGACCTATCAATTACTTGTCTTGGGTCTCTTTCTGTAGATGCCCAAGGTTTTTTACCTTGTCCCGGCTCAAATACTTGGTAAGGATTTTTAGCATATGTATATCCTATACTTGGGTGCCCTTGTTTTGTCTTGGTTACATTTACCGCTCTTGCGCTTTGTGCGAATCTTCCTGTTCTACTTTCTAAGGCGGGAGCTCCCATATTCTCTTCTACTTTTCTAGGTAGTCTTTTATTTATTTCGTTTATGTAAGTTAGTAAACTTCTTTCAGTTCCTGCTTTTTTTCTTGTATGTTGTCTCTTATTTCCTTTTAACTTTTTTACTTGGTCTCTTGTTGTTATAGAAGCTAAGGAAGCAATGCGTGTATTTGTCTTTCTTTTTATTTTTTTCTTAACCTTTGCGCTACTTCTTTCATTAAACTTAGCTTTTGTCTTTGCACTCGTAGATAGATATTTTCCTTTTGCCATTGAGTGCATCAAAGATAATCTTATAGCATCTCTCAATCTTGTTGAGTTTTCATCTTCTGCTAAAGCTACTAAATCTCCTTTTAATTTTTTAAGAGCGTCGCTTTCTCTCTTTGCATCTTTTTGGTTAATAGCTGCTGATTGTAGAGACAGTATTAATACATAGTCTTTTCTAAATTTTCCATTATCTTCGAAAACAAACTCATGATGTATATCAATTTTTAATTCATCATTTACTTCTGCAAAAACATTATATATCTTATCTTTGTCTTTTGAGGTTAAACTCCCCTCTTTTTGTGTTTTTTCTTTTAGTTCTCTAGCTGTTAACCCCGATACCGCAGTACCCTGATCTCCATGTCCTAACTGGAAGCCTTTCATGTCCTCAATGCCTGTAGCTACTCCATGTTTCTTTTGAGTTCCTGCATTTCCACCAACGGCGATCCCTGCTAGTTTTGCATCGGCACCTAATTCTTCATATATTGCGACTAAAGGCGCGCCAAAGTTCGGATTTCTTTTCTTTTTCCATTCCCCAATTCTACTATAGTCCTTAATAATAAATAAATGCCTTTTACCTTTAGTCTTAATTTTACTAAGGAATGTTTTGTCTTTTAGTAAAGCTTTTAATTCTTTTATTCTTTCCTCTGTTAAATCGTCTCGTGCTTTTGGACCAGCAAATGCTTGTAGTAAGCTTACTGCTGCTTTTTCTTTTTTCTTTAATTCTCCTTTTTCTATTCCAAGAAATTTGCCTATTTTGTAAAATTCAGTTAAGTATTCGTCTTGATCAACTACAAATATCTGTCCTTGTTCATATATAGTTTGCTTTCGTAGTCCTTTATCTCCTGCTCTTTTCTTGAAATGTGGGGCGGCAACGTCATTTAAAAACTTTTTTAAGTTTGCACTAGACACTAAATTATAACTCTATACAGATCAAGTACTCTTTTTATGTGATCTGGAAAGTCTGTATTATCTCGCATTCCAGAAGTTCCTTGATTCTGAAGTGATGCTCCTGCAATACTTCTTCGTTCTTTGTGTTCGTCTTTTAGATAGTAAGTAACTAAATCAAAGAGTGCTAATTTGAGATCTTTTGGAGCGGCACTGTAGCCTGCTCTGTATGCTATCTGCACACTTCCCATTCCTTGTGGAAACGCTTTCTTTGTTCCACTCTTTGTTGTTCTTACTATTGCATCTGCCGCAGTGTCTACATAATATTCGTAGTCACTTGTTGCAAGAGTGTCATATGGACCCTCATAACTTGTTCTTTCTTTTAGCGTAGTCACACTTATAAGTGGACTTTCACTGACGATTATAGTACTAGTAAAGTTGTCGTTAACTGAAAAAGTTTCGGTTTTATCACTACTATAATAATCAACAAAAGAAGTACCGCAATACTTCTTGGCAAGGTCGCTAACTTGTGGTACAATAATGTCAAGACGCTGATCATCCTTTTGACTGGCTAACCCTTCTGCGTTCTTGTATTCTTGTACTGTTATTAAATCTGCCATAATTATTAAAAGTGTGGGGCAATTAAGGCTGCCCCACGAATCCTGTCTAAGCTTAAATTAAGAAGCTTTGTACATGTGTCCCCATTTAGAAGTAGCACCATCGATTAGATCGGTGAAGCCAATTCTTTGTGAAGCAACAAGCACTCTGCGTTGAGCAGCAACTTCGTAATCAGATTCCACGGTTACACCACGTAATCTTGGTAATACAAAGTTTCTTGGGTTAACAGCGATAGCTGCGAATGTTCCAACTGCTGGAGTTTTGAACTCGTCACATAGTAGTACTCTTGATCCGAATACTTGTCCGATTTCGCCACTTAGTTTAGTAGCCATGTCGCCCACTAAATTAGCATCTTGGAATTCTGGATCTTCTAGCAATTCGAAGTATGTTCGTTGTGAAACGACATAAACTACGTCTGCTGGGTTAACACCAT